AACTCATCTTGCATGGACATCTGTTCAGCACCCAAACGGGCTTGAATACCAGCCGCATAATCCTCTAAACCCTTACGAGCGATACCAGACTGCACATTAGGTCCAGCCAAACCACGGCGACCATAAGCACTAACCTGAGGATTAAACCCCTTTATGCCAGCCTTCGTGATGTCAGCGATGTTTCGTGAGCCACGCTGCTGACCCAACATGGCAGCCTGCTGATTGGCAATAGAACGCTTCTGTCTCCTAGCAATCTGAGCAGCCTCGCTCAGCCCAAAATCCTGATTATATGCGTCTGTCATGCTCACATTAATACCTCGTTTGTTCCTTATAACCCAAGGTGTTTCTATCTTTCAAAACATCTATCTCGTTTTGCATCCGACTAAGTTCAGCCTGAAGTGACGAAAAGATGCGTTGAAGCGCATCTTTATCGGTCCCTACCAGCACGGACAAGAATGGTGTTTGCCAGCCGACTTTCATCAGCCAAAAACCTGTGAACCCAAAATGATTTGGTCGCTGTCACCAGAAGCAGTCAACGCCGACACGGTGGCTGCCGCCAGTTTGCTATAAACAATTGACCCATCATCAAGGTTTGTCCCTGCTGCCAATGCTTCAACAAAAGTTTTAACATCATTAAAGTTTGTGTTAACTTCTGTGGCAACGGCAGGTGTGCCGTTGGTGAAATTGTTTGTGATACTGAGAGTTGCCATAAATTAACCTTTAATCCTTCGTGCCTGATACTTGTAACCAATACTGTTTACGCCCCACTTTTTGCTTTCTGGACCAACAAATTCCAACTGAATAGACCGTGCTAAACCAAGGTTCCGTCCAGCAATAACCTTGGAACTAGCAGCACCACTAGCCCAATCCTCACCCCACAAACCAGAACCCCAAAGCAACGATGTTGTTGGTGGTGTTTGTGTAATGCTAAAAATCTTTCTTTCATTACCTTCACCCTCGGTGAAGTCATGATAAACTTTTACCGCAATGCTCTGAGCGATGTCGGCTTCTTTAACAACAAAGTCTGGGCGGCGAAACATTTTCTTTTGCATATAAGACCCACCATCAAACCAGCGTGTCTTATAATATGATTCAAAAGCGGTGCTGGTTCCAGAAATGTTATCTGATTCATCGTTGAACATGTCAACCTTCAAAACATATGCTTGCGTTGGATGACACATCAAACGATAATCCGCTTCAGTTGAATCAGTCCAATTACATCCGCCAACCAAACCATAACCATCATGGCTGGAAAACATTGTGTAAACACCACCACGAATAGTTGGGTCCAAAACAAAGTTAACAGTTGGTGTCGTAACAGTTGTTTCCTTAGAGTATGGTGCAGAAACCCACACACGGCGACCAACCCAAGAAACGCTGATTGATTCATGGTCGGCAGGGTTAATATAGTTCAAGTCAATAGCAGTACGAAGGTTGTCAAACATGTCTCTAATGGATGCACCATTATAATAATATAATCCTTGGTTGTGACTAAACCAGTAAACACCATCATCTGCCTGTGCAATAGCATGGTGATTCAAACAACCCAAACGGTTCGTTAATTCAACAACTTGAAAGTTGTCGCTAGCGTAACCAAAAATAACATATATAGCGTTAGGTTTGAAAACAACTAGTTGTCCTGATACAACAGCCATACCTGTGATACCGTTGCCTCCGCCAACGATATCAAAATAATCATCGCTATCCCAGTTCTCAGGAGCATTTTCCAATGACCAACGCAAACGGTTCGGATAATATGTTCCAGCCTCAGTTGTGTTCGCAGTCCACATTTTATTAGCATGGACAATCAAATGTTCTGCTGTTGGCATTTTGCGTTCAGAAGTGGTTGGTGTTGTTTGCCAAGCATGAGGTGCAGTACCCGATGCTGTTAACGCTGTGGGATAAGTGTCTGTTGTTTTCCACACATAACCACCACTACCGCTACGACCAGTAGCAAGATACATGCTGTCAGCCCACTGTGCCATACAAAAACCATGAGGACTAGCACTAGTGATGTCCACGCCAGCACTAGCCTGTAAAGTTGTAAAGTTACCGCCAGTTGATTTATAAACCTTGGTACTGTTAGCCAACAGGATTGTTGGCGTTGCACCACTAAACGGATACAACTTTTGCGGACTCCAAGTACCAGAAACTGCTGTCGTGTTCAACCTTTGGTAACCACCACGACTGAAAACACCACCTCGTGGGTCAATTTCAACATTTAACATGTCAGGTGACTCAAAAGTTGACAACTGGAATTGGTCTGCACGGAAGTTCAGTCCACCAGTAAAATCACTTACCTCGGTAATGTTTAATCCAGCCATTATTGGTTATCTTTCAAACCTTGCCCCATGCGTGTCATCCAACCATTAAAGGTTGGACGACCAGTGGTACGACCAGCAGACAACACCAAGTTAGCGTGACTGTTTGGTGTCATCACAGACTTAACAGCCAACATAACACCCTCATCAAAAGACCGTTTATAAACATCAGCCATAGCGACATCCTCTAAACGCTGATACACACGGCTACAAGCATAATAAACTAAAGCAAAATGCAAGTTAGCACTAGCGTCAACATAGCCGCCTTCGGTAACCCAATCAATAGGTTCACGATAACCACGGACAGTCAAAGTACGAGCATTGTTTGGTTTTGGAAACAGATGGATGTTGCCATTCCAAATAGAATAAAACAATGGGTCACCACTCGTGTCATACGCACCAATATAGGTGCTTTCAGCCTCATCATGTGAAACCATGTCCAAACGCAAACCAATACCCGTGTTATCCACAATAGACACAATCTGCGACATAGGGTCAGCAGTAAAAGCACTAATAGGGTAAGCCCGTTGCTCGGCAACAGTATTAAAAGTAAACGACTTCTCTAGGAAAGTCCAACGCTTCTCAATGTCCAATATACGGTAGTAGCCGTCACGGATATAAAGGTTTAGCAACGAATCGGGTAGGTCCTCAGAGTCAAGGTCCGTTATGTCTCGTACTGTTTGACGCAACGATGTTGCGGTCATCTGGGCATAAGCCATTATGCCTCCTGTTCAGATTTGATTTTCTTTAAATGACCTGCACAAAACTGCTGTCCACGCACCTTGTTTGCACCACAAGTGTCATCGTTTCCAGTGCATTTGTCACCCCGACCAATATAAGGTCCACTAGGGGCAGCGATACGGGAACCAGCAACCGCCGCAAGGCGGTAGCCAGTCTGAGGGGTTCCATAATAGGCGTGAGCAGGGACAGCGTTATTGTTCATCACTCATAGGGGAATTGTTCCCCAAAAGCATCAACCGCCCTGTAATTGTAACAATAACACTTCAAGCGGAGAATAAGTATAATCCGTTGAACCACTGTTAGAGCCAGCAACCTGACTACGCAACGGCTTAGATGACCTGAGCATATCCAGCATCATTTTGGTTTCTTTATCAATGTTTTTTAACTTTTTGGCAGCCTTGCCAAAAGGTAGAAAGTTTATTGCAGCCCACATAGGGTCCAGTTTCTCGGACTTACCTTGAACCAGTCTTTGTGCTTCGCTGGCTGGAGTAAAGAAATCCGCCAAAAACTTGGCGGTTTCATAATCCTGTTTAACCTTAGTATTATACGCATCAGCAACAACACCAGAATAAGGCGCAGCCTTAGACTGGTTGTTACCCATCACACCCATAACATCCTGACTGGTTAATTTGCCTTGCGACAAATTAGTAGCAGCCTTAACCTTAGGTTGATTCAGAAACCCCAATAGGTCACCGATATCAAAACTAGGTTTCTGTTTCTTGGGCTTAGCCATGATTACTTCTTTGGATTGCGTGGCTTCTTAGGCTTAGCGTTCTTAGCACGGTTTGCTGCGGCACGCTTACGGGCATCAATACGGTCAGGAGCATTACGCCCACCAGCCTCTTTAGTTGCTTTACGGCGTTCAGCACGCATACCTGCGGCAGTTGCTGCTTTCATTTCATCAGCACGCTCTCTTTTAGCAACCTTCTTAAACTTACTGTCCATACCACGCAAACGGGATTCCTCACGCAAACGCTGAGAAACACTCTTAGCCTCACTAGCCCGCTTTGTTGCATAATATTCTGCACCAAGTTTACGGTTCCATTCTTTGCCAAGTGCTTCTTTGCCTGAACGCATTTTTGAAGCATCATCACGGTAGGTGCGCTGAATACCTTTAAGGCGGTCAGCCTCTTTCATCGCTTTTGGTGTACCCTTGCGGAGCAACGCCAAAATCTTTTTTGCTAGGTCGTCCTCAATGCCTTTTGGTTTCTTGCTAGATGCCATTACTTTGCTCCCTTTTTCATTTCCTTCATTACACTTTTTTTAACACTTTTAGGAAGCGATTTGCTACTATAAGGATTAGCGTAAGTACCCTTCTTTGCTGGCAAATACATGTCCTTGCGGATTTCACGAATTACTTTGTCAGGTTCACGCTTTAGTTCTTTGCGAACCTTCATATAAACTTTTCCACGATGAACCTTATTAGCAGTTTTTTCAGCAAACTTTATAATACCTTTACCGATATCATCAATTCCCTGAGCGTGACCTACACGACTTTCAATTGCTCGTTTCTTAGATGCCATAATTAGTAATCTCCTCGGCTGTTACGCAAAACATAATCCTTATAATCGGTAGTCAAACCACCCTTTTTGTTGTAAGGATTCTTCTTGTACTTAGGGTCAGGAATATCATTCTTAGCCTTCTTGACAACTTTCTTGCCCTTCTTTGCACCAGAAACGGCTTTCTTCAACAAAGGTTCAACGATGTCGTCAATACCACGGACATGTCCGACACGGGATTCAATAGCAGGTTTACGCATTAGTACATTGCCTTCTTAGACATCTTAGATGCTTTAGCACCCTTAGACTTCTTGCCCTTAGGATAGTTTGATGTTTTTGTCCCCGCCTTAGGTTTAGCGTCAGCATGACTGGACAGAATTGAATATTTTACAGGCATAAATGCTCCTAGATAGAGTAATGGTGGGGAGTTTCTGCTCCCCACCATTACCAATTTGTTCCCTAGTGGGGGATTATGCTCGGTAGATTGAAACCGTGTCTGCGGCAGTAAACACTGCAACATAAGTTGCTGACGATGCTGCTGCAACCGAAAAGGTTGCTGCTACACCAACAAGTGTTACACCCGATGCTCCAGCAGTTACCACGATTGGGTGGGTTGCTGCGGCAACATTGACTACGGTGAATTGGAAACTTGAACCAACTGCTTCGTCACCAAACGCTGCACCAAGTTCCGCACCAGTTGGTGTGGTCAAAGTACGGGACGCTGTTGGGGTCATCGTGTATAGTGTGCGTGCTGCACCAGCAAGAGTTGCTGCTACCTGTACGGTTGCTGCGTCTGTTGCTGCTACTACGGTTACTTTTTCTTCTTTGGTTGCCCAGTCTGCAAGACGGGTACGGTCAATTGCACCGCTAGTGTTTGAAATAAGTGGCATATCATTCTCCTAAATTTTTGAATTTTGTGTTTTTTTTATTATGATAATGGGGGCTTGCGCCCCCACCATCGGATTACTTAACTAGGCTGTCTTAGCCGTCAACTTGCCTTGCTTTGCAGCGTTACGGCAGGTGAGGTTTCCGTAGCACATGATGAGTGCATAACGGGCATCCAAGTCCTCAGGACGAACAAACTCGGTTTGTGAGAACCACTTGCCTGAGTGACCAACCAAGGTTAGGTACTTGCTGTTCAAGAAGTACACAATACCTGCGGTGCAATGCTCATCGTAAACAACAGGAGCAGCCTTGAACAACAGGTTCTGGAATCCAGCATCTGCGGTCTTGGTGTCGGTGTAACGAAGTTGTGGCTGCAATAGAGCCTCATACTTTTCAAACAAAGTCTGGGTTGTGAGAACCATGTCTGGGTGGTCGTTACCAACAGAAACGCTGTTGTAAGCAGTTGACATTTGTGCGAGGGTCAACGCTGTTGCGGTGTTTTCCTCGTATGAACGCCAGTACTCGTTACCTGCTGTTGCACGGTTGATACCGCCAACGGTTCCTGAAGCCTCAACGAGGTTTCCAAGACCGTTCCAGTCCTTGCTGCTGTTGCCAGTTCCATCGGCGTAGAACATGCGGTTGAAACCTTCACGCATTGATTCTTCAGCCTGCATGATTTTGGCTTCCAACAAGTTGATGATTTCTTGTTCACCGTTGTTCTTGGCTTCTTCAATACCGCTAATTGCGATTGATGCAGCGTACTGCTTCCAATCGTATTCAGCAGCCGTGATGCCAGTTTGTGCGGTCAACGAGATTGAGTCATAACCACTGTACGACTTAACAGTTGAACTTTCACCGTAGATGAGTGGCTCAACAATCTTGGTTCCACCGTTAAGCATGCGGATGCGACCCTTATCCTGAAGGAAGTAGGTCAACGGGCGTGCCGTAAAGATGTTGTCCGTGAGTTGGTCACGATAGTTTGCGAGCGTTGTACTGAGCAACGCATCAAAGTTTGCATTAGACATTATGTTCTCCTAAAAGAATGTAGTAGTTTTTAATTTGCGCCCATAGAACGCTTGGCTGCTGCCCAAGCCTCAGCGACTGATGTAATGGGTTCAAAACTTTCACTAGTTGTGTTAGCCGTAGCGGACGAACCACCCGATACCACACTGGCTTGCCTTTTGGATTCCAACAAAGAGTTTTCTTTCTGCTGTTGGACTTCACGGGCTTGCCGTTCTAGTTCTGCTTTTGCCATCATTTTATCAAACGCCATCTGCTTGTATGTGCCTTCCAAATCCGTTGAGTTCATCCGCAAAGCGGTTGTAACAACTTCATTGATATTGAAATCCTCATATTTGGACTTTAGTCGTTGAACTTCACGCTCAATTTCTTGTTTGGATTGATAATCCTCAAACGATGCAAGACGCTTGTCAAGTTCCCGATACTTTTGTTCCGTAGGGTCCAAAGAATCAAAATCTTCACCATCAGCAATCATTTCGCTAACAGCCTGACGGCTGATACCATAATGTTTGCTCAACAGGTCAATCGTGGCGGCAGGGTCATTATCTAAAGCCGATTGAAGTGCAGTAGCAAATTGAAACTGTTCTTTTTGCTGTGCAAGTTCTTGCGTCTTACGAGTATAATCTGCTTGGCGTTGATAACCAGCGAGTGCCTCACTTAGAGGTACTTCCAAATCCTCACCATCTAATTTGATTGGAACTCTATAATTAGAATATTCCTCAACAGATAAAATTGGTGTATTCGGGCTTTCTGAAACACTTTCTGTAACGGGTGACCCTTCGGGTTCCACAGACGGTGTTGTTACGAGTTCATCACTCATTATGTTATTTCTCCTAGAGTCCTAGTTGGTTGCTCTACATATGAAATTGCTGTTCCTTTATGCCATTGGCGGCATCTGTCCTTGCTGTGCAAGCATTGCTTGCAACATGGCAGGGTCACCAGTTAAGGGACCAGCACCTTGTTCAGCAGGGACAGGAGGGGGTTCTGGTGGCATTGGTGGTGCGCCAGCACCACCCATCTGAGGAGCCATAGGAGGTTGCTGTTGCATTATGAACTCGTCAGGGTTCTTAACACCGAAGCCCTGTTGCAACACATAGGCGGCAAGTTTGCCCATATCTATGATTCCTGCTCCAGCGAACGGAGCCATAGCGTCAACCATCTGTAGTGCCATCTGTCGGCGGAAAGATTCGTTGTTTGGCTGTGTTGAGCCAGCAACTACTTCAAAGTCAAAGTCACCTTCCAAATAGTCACGGTCAAACTGAACCCAAACAGGCTCACCATCTTTACCTGTGATACGGGCTACTTGTTCGCCTGACATGTATTGTCTTGCTAGGGCAACCATGCGGCGACCCACTTCGCTGATGGCTTGCTCAACCATAGCCAACTTGTCAGCAGTACGGGCGTTGCTCGCATCTTGCACCAAAGCGGACTCGGTTGCGGTACGGCGAATTTCGCTGGTTCCGCCACGCTGGATTTCTGACACACCTGATACACGGTCAATGTCAGCAATGATGGTAGAGGTTTGGTCATAGAAATCTGGTGGGTTAATCACAGCAGGGAAGTTTGCTACAACACCACTCAGGGCTTCGTCACTGATTACTGGGACCATCACATTGTCGTCATCAGACTCCAATGCTTGGCGACCCATATTGTCAAACGCCGATTCCTTATACAGGTATTTGCGTGAATACTTTTTACGGTGATTCATCATTTGGGTTCGGGTTTCATTCAACTCTTTTTGCAAAGGTTCAATAGATTCCAAATCGCCAATAGGGTAAAAATGGTCGGGGACATCATAGTTACGCAACATAACAAACGGCTGACCAAACGAGTATGGCATTGGGGTTGGCTTGACCAAGAAGTTTTCTGCACCTTCACAGAACACGCTCATTGATTTTGCGGCAACATCATAGAACTCAAAAATTTCGGCGTAGCCTTCATTTTTGTCGTTAATCTTTTTTCGGCTTGGGTCATCGGCATAACGGCTAACAGCCATAATCTGCACTTCATCCCTAGCAACTTTGGTATAACGCTTATCGTTTTTAACATCAGCAATAGGGCGGCGGATACGCTGAGCAATCCATTTGATGTCACGCATGCTGGTTGCATCAGGGTCCACGAACACATCCATAGGGCTTACACGCTCTGCGAAAGGGCTGTCCTCTAGGATTATGGTTGTGGATGTCATTTCTCCACCCTCTACAGGGTCGGATACTTCTGTTTCTTGTCCAACTGCTTCTTCTTCAACGAAACGGTATCCACTCTTAATCCAACCATGACCGCAAATCAAAGAGTCTTTTACTGCACGGCGGAACTCGGTACGGATATCACGATGCTTCCACCAATAGTTGACAACCGCTTCAGCAATAACAGCGTTGGCTGCGTTTTCTGGTTTAACAGCGTTAACAGCAATCTTAGGGAAGTTAACCGAAATGTTTGGGGCAATAATATTAACAGTTGCAAAAGCAATATTAACTAGCAGTCTGTCCTCGTCACGATAGTCCTCATATTGATGACCTTTATATAGGTCTGTGAGCCTACGCCAAACAGCATCATAACCTTCGTCTTTACGCCAACGCTTAGATGCTTCTAAGCGTTGCTTATATGCTTTAAGTTGGTCTGCTGCTGATTTCTTAGCCATTATTTTGTCCTTCTAACATTCTTAGCCTTTGAGGCAACACGCTTGGCAGCGAGTTCACGCTCAGCCTTTTCAAACGCCTGACTAAAACCTTTTGTAGTTCCATAATGAGCCTTGTAAGCATCTTTAGCCCACCAAACAGCATTATCTCTAGCCTTCTTTGTGTTACCAGCCTTATATGCGGATTTCAAAGATTTGTTTACATATAGACGCAACTCACCTTTAATAGGTTTGATGATGTCATCTATTCCTCGTTTTTTACTCGCCATTTTTTTGTCCTTCATGCCAACCAATATGGTTATCCAGTTTGCTACCTATTTTGTCAACCTTAGACCCGATAACCCGAAGAAGGACTTGCCCTTGTGCGTGTTGGTCGGTGTTTTCTTTACGAAGTTTTTGTAAGACCACCACGACTGGTCCCATGATGACGGCAACGATGATTGGGACCCATACGGATGAAAGCATGATTCATTACATCCAGTTCGTAACTGGCTCGGCGTTGTACCCGTTGATTTTAGCCTGTTCCACAGTTTGACGCTGACGCTCAGCGACAGTAGGACCATGAAAATCTTCTTTACCATAAGTGAATCCCAATCTGACGGTTTTAATATGACATGCAAAACAAACCTCGCCCCTGCGGGGAAGTTCGTCTGAGGCAAAAGTTTTGTCACAATTTGTGCATTTGAACATCATAATAGTACTGAATCTGTTCCTAAGGTTAAAAAGGTGTTCGTTTTCTCACATTATGGGAACCAAGAAACATCCGATTCTCACCTTGCCCACTAAAAAGGTGTTGCTCCCACCACATTAAACTATTTTTTGGCAAAGAAACATCACCACGATATTCGGGCAACCACACATACTTCAACATCTGGTTAGCGATAGCCAAACTTATAATTCTGTCGTCATGTGGGCTACCAGACATACGACCATTCTCCTTGCGAACAAATGTTCGCAACTCGCCCAAAGTCTTAGCACACAATATGATTACACCCTCATCACGGATAGCGGCACTAAGTTCGTCAATAGCCAACGGCTTACTAGAGGATGTGGTTCGCCAACCCAACACATCACTAGGGTCAGCACGGACAGCATTAAGGCGGCGTTGTTTATAAAGATTCTTATAACCATGCTTCTGTGCAGCCTTTAAGGTTGTCAGACCGTGGTTGTTGCTTTCAATACCCAACAACGCTGTGTTATACCACCAACCAATTTCAGCCAACAGTTCACCAAACAAGTCAGGCTCAATGTGTCCATGCCAATGGGCAACCACAAGACCTGTGGCTGCGTCAACCACATGGGCGGAACTGTAGTCACCATAACTAAGTCCTTCAGCGACATCGGCTCCAATCACATATGTTCCACCAGTCTCAGGATGGGACCAAACTTCCAGTTCACCGTTTTCTTGAAAACGGAACTCACCATTACCATCAGAATATAAATGATAGTAACCAACATGACCATCCTCTGGTTCCATGCTGTTCAGCATGTCAATATCAAAAACAGGGTTACCTGATTTGATGAACGCTTCCTCAGGGAAGCGTGGATACTCTTGGTGCATCTGCCAAGATTGCATGTTACGGCTTTTAGCCTCATACCAATCTTCGTTACGCTCACCATCAGCATCCCAAGGATAAAAAATTCCTTTAAACTTGTTAGACCCTGTTTGCGAACCAACCCACAGTTGATGAAAAAAGTTTCCCGAACCATTAGCAGTGGACAAACCAACAACACGACCACCGACATCGGTAATAGGTTCAATAGAAGCCCACGCTTCTTCAGGGTTAGGCAAAAACGCCCACTCGTCCACAATAACCAAATACACCGACTCACCACGAGCAGGGTCGCTGCCCGATGGTAGCGACTCAATAGCAGACTCGTTATCAAACATCATTTTAAGTTGATGGTCAGTGGTTTGCCTAGGTCCACGCTCTTTCATCCACTGTGGAATAAAACGGTAACCATACTTGCTCTTGGCAAGCAACTTTACAGATTCACGCTCGGTACGGGATAACATAACAACAAAACGGTCAGGAGCAAAGAACACCAACCAGAAAGCGTATGCGGCAGCCAAAGTAGAGAACCCAATCTGACGGGCTTTCAACACAATTGTGTAACGCTCTGACATCCAAGTTTTAACTGTGTCAATTTGCGAGTCACGCAAATTAAACTTTATACGACCCTTCTCAGGATGTTTAATACACCAAAAAGTTTCACAAAAATATGTGAAAGCCTGAAGTTGTTCTTCAAGTGTTGCTTTCTCAGGACCACGACATTTCCTCCACTCTTTTTCATTTATGAGTGCGTTTAAATCCACTTAGGTTCACCACCCCATGGACCGAAACCATCACCATAACGATTATGAGCATAATCATAAATAGCCATAAAGGCTTTAGCAGAGACAACAGGATTATAAAGTTGATGGCATTTGCTTAACACACCAGCATCCTGAAGGAAACCCTGTTTGGTGTATCTGTTTGGTTTACACCAAAACTTGTTGATTTGAAACAACCCAACTGAACCACCATTAGGGTCGGCACGGTTAATGTTCTTAGGTTCGCATCTTGATTCACGCCACATAATATAGTCCACTTGAAGAATCATTTTATCGCTATCTGCAATAATGCGAGTAATGCCCTCCATTTCTGGACACCTGAGGTTCAGTGGTTTCTTTGCAGAAACACTGGTCGGTGAAAAAAACATGCCAATAATTAATGAGATAACAAAAAATTTCCTCATAATTTCCTATCTGTGCAAACAATTGCACATCGGGGATATTACTTGCTAGATTCCTTCCAAGCCACAACGGCTTCAGGTGTAGCATCACCTGCAACATAACGAATATGCCAAGGTTCGGCGGGAACTACTTCCCAACTAAAACCAAACTTAGCAATGTTATTAAACATCCATTCCAAAATCTTACCATTAGCACCAGCGACATCCACCGCAATACCCAACATATGTTTAGAACAATTCTTTGGGTCATCATTAGGAGCCGCTAAAGGTGCAAAACCTTTTTTAAGATACCATTTAACACCATTCCAAGTGCGTGTCACCGCACCCTCAATAGGTTCCTTCTGATATCTTTGAACAAAACCTGCGGTCTGCTGTGCAATACTGCGGAACATGTCACCTGCGCTACTGGGAGATAACTTTATGTTATCAACCTTAGCAGCAGCAACCATCGCTTCCCACGCATCAGCCGCACACAACTCTAATTTACCACCACCCGAAACCTTACGAAGCATGCTAGGGAGAACCTCAGACGGTTTTTTACCTTTTAGATGCTGGCAAGATTTAACGGGGGTGATAAACAATTTCATTACTTTGCTACAGCCTTAGAAACTTTCTTTGCTGCAATCTTCTTAGGGCTTGCACCAAACGCAGCATCAATTTCATCCCTTGTCAGGACACCATCAATGCTTGCCTTTGCAAGACCTTCCGCAACCTTGAAAATGGATACTGCGCCAGCGATAAGAGCCGACTTCCATACTTCTAGGTCTGGAGCAATAACAGCAGCACCAGTCACCACGCCAAGGGCGTTGGTGAGAAAAAGTGCAACAATTCTTGCCGCAATGTCTTTTGCCTTATTCATTTTTCTCCTTAATAAATACACCAACAAGGTGTACAGTTAATGCTACTAAGGTAATTTGCCAACCCAAAGAACGGGTATTGCCAGACAAGGTAATTAAAACCATGCCTGTTCCAGCCAAAGTCCAAGTAAGACCATGAATCTCAGAAAAAAACCTTTTCACCCTAATAGGCTAATTGTTCTACGGGAACTTCCTAGAACCAACAGCAGCCATTGCTGCACCAGCAGCAACAGCAATAAGGGTTCTACGAGTATCAACAGGAATATTAGACCCCACAGGAACATAATCACCAAGGTCCGAGGCAAAGATGTCAATACTGGTTTCAAACTGTGTACGAATATCCTCAGGGGCAGATTGAACAGCCTCAATCAATTCAGAAACCTGCTCAACAGTCAACTCATCAACCTGCAACGCCTCAAACACCTTCTCAGCATTGTCCACGCTAATAACAGACAAAACTTCTGGGCTTGTGGCTAAAGCCACAGCCTGCTCCTGACTAGGTTCTTCTTGTGACAGAATCTCATCAACAACCTGTTCAACTTGTTCAGGTGTTAACTCCTCAAAAATTTCTTGTAACTCCTCAATAGTGGTTGCTTCAGCAACCAAAGCCTGAACTTCTTCCTCAGCCAATGGCTCTAAATTTGGCTCCAAATTTGGCTCTAAGGTTGTGGTAGTATCTTCGGGTGCTTCAGTTGTTATTGTCTCTGGTTCAGTTGTTGTGGTTTCTTCTTCAACTGTCGTGGTTGTTTCTTCGGGAAGCATCTCCTCTGGAATGGTTTCCTCTACTGGTGGCTCTGTGGTGTCTGGCACAGTTTCTTCAGGCTCTACAGGAACAGAAGTATCAACGGGTTCTGGCTGAACTATTTGAGGCTGTGTAACAGGTGTAGGAACCTGTGGTGGTTCAGTCGTTGTCGTTGTTGTTGATGTGGTTGTCGTAGTTGAAGTAGATGTCGTACTGGTCGTTGTACTCGTACTTGATGTTGAGGTTTCTGGAACTGTCGTAGAAGTCGTGCTGGTGGCAAGGACAGTCGTTTCGGGGACAATAGTAGTAGTTGTCATCAGTGTTGAAGTCGTGGATGTTGTTGTAAATTCCCATAATGAAAGATTACCTATAGTAAGATTACCAGCCTGACAGCAGGTATCAGTTGAATATTGTCTAAAGGTAAATATATCACCAGCAGTAACAGTAACTGTTTTTGTTCCCGAAGCCTGATTTTGTTGTGTTAACAAAGTATAAACACCATTTACACCATATTGTGGTGGGTCGTAAATCCAACCATCCCTAGTTTGATAAGACCAATCAAACGAAACGCTAAAGACATCTTCAGGTATTGTGGTTTCAATCTTAACCCAATGCGGTTGTCCACCGCACATACCAAACTCTTGTGTCCCATTATCAGGACCATATAAAGTTATAGTGTTATCAATTACTTCTATTGAACCACCACAGTTTTGTGACTGGCTGAAAGTCCAGTCACCCAAAGCATCCGCTTTAGCAACTGTTGACCATAACGCCAGTATGGCTACTGGAACAAAGATTATCCAGCGTCTGGGACTGTAAGCCATGACAACGAACTTTCATCCCAGTAAAAATAACCATCTGGTTTTGGAGTTGGTGGTTGCCAATCATAATTGCCATCTAAAGACCAAGATGGATAAGGCTGTGGGCGAACAAACACATCTGCTTCTTCATTGTAAAATCCACCAATAACAGCATATTGTTTACGAATGTTATTGTTATAACTAGTGCGAACACAACGCTGCCCACGGAAGTTTCCATACCATTCTTCAGGGGTTAAACCATCAAGTACTTCGGTTTCATCTTTACCAGTTATTACTTCAGTAACAACATTATTTGAGTCAAGAAATGCGTAGTGTGCCATTATATTGTAATCAATCCCGTGCCAGCAGTGAATTGATAAATCTTAAATCCACCAGTAGTTGTAAGTGTGTATGTCAAACCAGCAGCAATAGAACTTAGATTGTCAAAACTATCAGGATAACGAATAATAACTACACCAGAACCACCAGATTGTGCGTTAGTACCCCAATAACCATAACCGCCACCACCACCACCAGTATTAACAGAACCATCAGTTCCGTAGGTTTGTCCAGAACCACCATCGTTTGTTCCACGACTACCATTTCCACCACCACCTGAACCACCAGAACCACCATTTTGTCCAGCACGATAGTCGGCTCCACCTCCGCCTCCACCACCACGCAAGACTGCGGAACCCGTAATGCTTGACGAAACACCAGCACCGCCTGTTTTACCAGAACCCGCACCACCAGCACCACCACCGCCGCCGCCCACACCAGCGTCACCAGTTTGAACATATCCATTTGCTCCAGCATAACCTTGGTTCGCTGTGCCTGCTGCACCAGGACGACCAGGATTGGTTCCAAACCATTCACCACCACAACCACCACCACCTGAACCACCAACTGATGGTGCTACACCAGCAAATTCTCCAACCGAGTTACCACCCTTAGTTGAAGTTATTGAACCCAAAACAGAATCACTTCCGCCACCACCGACTGTTACGGTGTATGAAGTTCCACCAGACACTGACAGTTTTGCTTCAGCGGAAGCACCACCACCAGATGATGCACCAACAACAGATGAACGATATCCACCTGCACCACCGCCACCACCAGCAAGCGCACCACCACCTGTACCGCCTCCAGCAATAACAAGATATTCAAGTTCTGTTGGATTTAATGCACCACCAGACCAATAAGACGCTACTTGATTGGTGTTACCACGGCGATTGCGTGGAGACAACGCTCCACCGCTTATGGCTTTACCACCTGATGTGTTTCTAACAAAGGAAGGCATCTACGATGACCTTAAACTGTTGTTATACGGTTAACATACCCATAAACAACGATACTGGTGTTGGTTGCGGCATAAGCCGTAATCAACTTAGGTGTAGCGTTACCCGAAAGCAACAAACCAGCAACAATAAGGTACAAACCGTTTTCAGCCTTAACTGTGTATTCAATTTCGTTTGTTCCAGCAGTTACACCACCATATTGAATGGTGAGTTTGCGGTCAGTGGTATCATAGTTTACTGCATACAACCAAACTTCATCAATAACTGATGTGCTGGATGAGCCAGTGTGAATTGTTGGACCTGCCACACCAGACGAACCTGAGTTAATCAGAAGTCCAAGACCGTTGCCTGTGCCGCTTAGAGGTATTTTGCTAAATGTTGTTGCCATAATAGTATTCCTTTTGTTCCTTTACCAAATTAAAGTAAATAATTCTTGTTCAACCGTATCGTAACGGTCAAAAACCCGTAATTCCAACCATTCGTCAGCGTCACCGACATCAAATGTCACAAAATCGTAAACATCAACAAAATAGTTGTTTGTTAAATCTCCTAGAGTTGTTCCAGTTGTACCCTCCGAAACAAAAAACTGGGTTTGAAGGGTCCCCCGATACTGCAAACCTTTGTCAGACCAGAAAGCGTACAACAAGTCACCAAGGGTTTGCCCTGCTGACGGATACGACTTTGAAAGAGCCTCAAACATCGCATCATTAGTTGTTGTCATAATCTCTCATCTTCCTAGGTTCACCCTCACAGCATGAATCCTTAAAGCCACACTCAGGGCAACGCCATCTGGTCGCAACAGGAGGATACTCACACCCACAAGTCGGACATTCTATCGTTGAACCCACTATTGTGTTTTTAGTTCCTTACGGGACTCAACCTCAGATTGAGCGACTGACGCTATGAGGCTGTCTAGTTCGGCATCAGAGATTTCTGAGGGTTTGCTGGAGTGTTCTACATGGACTTGCGTTGGGGCTAAGCGGTTGGTGGCTTGCAAATACAGTTTGGCTGAGTTGTTGTCGCCAGCCAAGGCACGCTCATAAAGATTATCCAATAGTTTTTGGGTTCGTTCTGGGGATTGTTGGAGTTCGGATACTCGTTTTTCCCATTCCATTTTGAACGCTGGTTTCTTTTTCCAACGGCGTAAAGTGGTTTCGTCCACGCCTTCTAGGATGGCATATTTTTCTTGTGAGGATGGCACACGGTTTGGTGGTGGGACCATCAGCCAGTTCAAAAACTTTTCTTGCCGTGGGTCTAAGATGTTGTCCATGCCATTAGGTGGAATGTTCCTAACTTGTATTCAACTTGTCTAGGGAACGCAGGGAACAAGGATGGGGGGAACCTACGGAGGGGGGTAGGATAAATAGGTACACTGAGCCTACTGGCGAAGTGTACAATAATAGTACGGTTAAGGAGTAAACCATCTCACAGATGGTTTACAATATTCTTGTTTTAGCATGGACAAAAGGGCTTATGGGAACATTATTGGTAATTGTAGGAACAGCGTTTGCTACTTTGTTTGGTATAGCATTGTTTTTGAGAGCATTTTTCAAAACTTTAGAAAGTTTTGATTACGACATAGATTATGAAATGGACAAATACTATGAAACCAAAAGACGCTAGCCCACCAACAAATGACCCTGAAGTAAAGCAGGGCGCAAGATGGTATTTGCGTGATGGTGACATCAAAAAGATTCGTCAACAAGGCATCGCCCGTGAATACAAGAACCCTAAGAGGTTCGTCAAGGCTATGATGGACACTATTACCGAAGGTGATATATCACAGAAGTTCTCTGATGGTGACTGGCAGCCAGTAGCCGAAAGCATGTTGATGCAATTATGGCAAAACCAAAACAAGATGCGAGTAAAGCGACCATAATGGCTAGCAAGAAGAAGAAGAAGCCAGCGATTGAGTTGCCACCACGACCAAAAGAATATTATGACAATCCAATGAACCCTTATACCCAGAAACCAAAAGACAAAGATAGAATAAAGGCTAATAACAGTTTTGGTTCTAGGGCAATATATCGCAAGCGTGGTTACGATTATTGGACTGGTGTATAATGGCAACCTCAAAACCATCACGGGACCCACGACTAGCAAGAGCAGGTGTATCAGGCTACAACCAGCCAAAACGCACACCAAACCACCCAACAAAATCCCATATTGTCGTAGCAAAATCAGGTGGACAAATCAAAACTCTAAGGTTCGGGCAACAAGGTGTAAAAACCAACCAAACAGCAGGACAAAACGAAGCGTTCAAAAACCGTCATGCCAAGAATATTGCTAAAGGACCAATGTCACCAGCATGGTGGGCAGACAAAGTGAAATGGGACAAATCAAAAACAGCCCAACCAAAAAACCAGAAATGGGTCAAAGGCTCATAAATGGGTTACACCAAACCACAACTAAGAGCAAGAATAGTTGCAGCCGTCAAGGCTGGAACCGCAGGTGGAAACGCAGGACAATGGTCCGCACGCAAAGCCCAACTAGCAGCACAACGCTACGAGAAGGCTGGCGGAGGTTACACAGGAACCAAAACCAAAGCCCAATCCAACCTGAGTAAGTGGACAAAAGAAAAATGGACAACCAAATCAGGTAAACCATCCACCCAAGGACCCAACGCCACAGGCGAAAGATACCTACCAAAAGACGCAATCAACAGACTATCAACATCAGAATACGCTGCCACCACAAAAAAGAAGCGTGAAGGCACAGCCAAAGGCAAACAGTTCGTACCAAACACCAAAACAGCACGGACAGCAGGACGAGCAGCCCGAAAAAAATAACACATTATATTTTTTTGTGTGCCACCCCCGTATAAAAATTTCACAAATCGGCTCTACCTCCTTATATAAATAAATACACATAGGGGCGTACCCCCCCATGCTCCCCTGTGCCATGTGCTATGTGGCTACATGAGGTTTGATTATGGATTTCGCATTATGAATTGCCCCATAAAGTGCCACCAAAAATTCCCCATCGCCTCATAATGCGTGTGTGACGGGGGCGTGAGCCGAGGTCCGAACCGAGGCTTGGTTACCGATGGGTATATGGGCTTGCGGTTCACCGTGTGTTTAGCGTGTGAATTTTGGCGTGCATTATGCGTAGGAAAACAGGCGCAATAAAAGGCGTGCGGTGAATGACTTGCAATTTGAATTTGGTGGGGTCATAGTGTTGGCATCGGAATCGGCAACGGTAACCGACTAGGGCATGGAATCCTAGCGGTAGGGTCACCACAACCGAACGAAGTGCTGAGCAATACGAATCGGCACGCCACACAGCGACACCTCATGGCGTTTGTCATGAGCAATGGATGGCTGTTGGAGTCGCAGGGCAACCTATTCTCCCTCAATGAAATGAGGGACGGCGTAAAGCGACACGAACATCGTTTACGATGTTCACATTAGTTGGTAGCATGGACAATCTGTAGGATTGTCGTTGACACTGAAAATAGTCGTGAAGTTAAGGGCTAAGACGCAACCATCGTAGATGATTATGATGGTGGGGCAGACTTACGAAGTAGCAGGCTTGAAGTTGACGGCAGTCGGAATTACTTGTGCCAACATGAAATGTTGTTCGGGGCGAAAATAACCCACGAATATCACGGGAGGCTTGCAGGCAGTGAGAATCCTTGCGATGATGGACGCATTATGCTAGAGTCATCGTGGGGATTAGCGAGGTTCAATTCCTTGCCTTTCCGCTATGTCCTAAGGGACATAAATATAATCCTACGATTCAACTGGAGGTTGAATATGAAATTGAATGACAAAGTTAAGGTCGTTTCCGAAGGACCGATGCACGATTGTTATGGCTTTATTAGCCATATTAAAACCTGCTATCGTTTAAACGATGAGGGTCGTGAAGTTGAGTACATCGGCGTGTTTATCGTGCCAAGCATGGATGCTTACGGCATGGAACTATGCACAAAGTTTGACCAGTCCGACCTTGTGGTGGTTGAGTCGGCGTAACCCTGAAAGGGTTCGGGACCAAATAGCAACACTTACAGTGTTGGGCAGTGCGATTCTGTCGTGGTCCGCTATGGTGGTCATAACCAATGGGGTTATGACATTAGATGTCCGTGAACGGACAGCCATTATTTCATAATGGGAGGATAACATTATGGCAATGCAAGCACGAAATGTTGTATCGGTAGATACAAGTACTAAGCGGGTTCAGTTCCAAGGTGGCAGTTGGGCTAGCCTGAACAACCTTTCCAAGGTTGAATTAATCAAGGTTGGCTCGTATTTGCAGGTCACTTGGGGCGGTACGCCGATGCACAAGACATTGACCGAGATTCGCAACATCGTAGATGTTGCTATGGAGGCTAATGGCATGGTGGTTCAACCTACGGTTGTTAATCAAGTGATTCAGAATACGAACCCTGTAAGGGTTGATACTTCTGTCCCTGCTAAAGCAGTAGTCCCTAGCGGTTCATCGTTGGATGCGGTGATTGCAACTATGGTTGCAAACATTATGCAAACAATCCCTGTTGGGATTGACGAGGACAAGGTTCGTGACATCGTTTCCGATGTCATTGACCCTATGGCTTTGGCAACTTCAGTTGCTATGGACCGTTTGAACACGAAAATTGAGGCGATGCAACCGAAGGTTACACAAATCATCGTCAAGGACCGTCCAGCAGTCACCCTAAAGGGTGTTCAACATATGGCTTTCGCTGACATTATGATGTCAATATCTGCCCGTTGCAACACATTCCTTGTGGGTCCTGCTGGTACTGGTAAGACCACGATGGTGTCACAAGTTGCCGAGGCTTTAAACCTTGGTTTCCATGCCGAAAACTTGACTGCCGCAACAACGGAATATGCCCTAAAGGGCTTCAAGGATGCCAATTCCAATTATGTCCCTACGAAACTCCGTGAGTTCTTTCAGAACGGTGGCGTTTACTTGTTGGATGAGATTGACAATGCGAATCCGAATGTTCTCGGAGTTCTTAACTCCGCTTTGAGCAACGGCTTTATGGCTTTCCCTGACGGGATGGTTGCTAAGCATCCCGACTTCATCGCAGTTGCCGCAGGAAATACCTACGGTAATGGTGCGACTGCCGAGTATGTGGGTCGTAACCCAATTGACGGTGCAACTTTGGACCGTTTCGCTTTCTTCAATGTTGACATTGATGAAAGTGTTGAGGATGCGATGCTTGCAGGGTTCGGTTTGCCTTCGGCAACTGCTAAAGTGTGGTTGGAGGCTGTACGGCGTAGCCGAATCAATGTCGCCACTAGCGGTTTGCGTGTCATCGTGTCACCACGAGCCACGGCTAACGGTGCAGGGCTACTTGCTCAGGGCATGGACATGAACAAGGTGTACAATGCCACGGTGTTGAAAGGTGCAAAGCAGGACCAAGTGGAGAAAATTCGTCAAGGTGTAACCTTGACGGTAGCCGCTTAGGTTCACTGGTTACGGGGTCCCTTCGGGGACCCCGTTGGTTATAAACATTCATAACGATTCAACTGGAGGTTGAATATGGAAAGCAATACGAAACTCATGTGGTTGGACAATCGCAATGTCCATGTGGATTACTTTGACTCATTCGGCGAAATGCTCAACTATGTTGAGCAAAATCCAAATTATGGTTCATCCGATAAGGATGGGATGGACGGTTGGGACGGGATGCGTTCATTTGCTGAAGCAAAGGAACTTGCCCGTAGCGGTTGGCACGATGTTCGTCCTGAGGTTGAGCAATTGCTCAACCAAATGTCGGAGGTTATAGCGGACCGTCTGGAAATTGCCCCAAGTATGACTTGGAATGTCGCTGGTGGTGTTGTGGATGTTGGTCGTTACTGTGGTAACGAACCGATGTGCATGTTGGACTTCCCGATGGAGCCACAAGAACGGATGGGAAAAGTTGTTAAACTTTTCATTGATTATGGTGCTTCGGCATCGTTCAGTGGTGACTTCATTATGAAACGGGGCATCGTGTTGCTTGCCTTGGTGGACACTTTGCAGAAACTTGGTGTTTCTGTGGAGATTTATGGTGAGACTGCTATCAGTGGCGGTTCGGCATATCACACAACGGTAACCAAGTTGCATGACCCAACCGATAGGTTGGACATTGACGAACTCATGTTCACCTTGGCTCATCCTGCGATGCTAAGGCGAATGGCGTTCGCTGTCCGTGAAATGTCCAAGTGTGCAACAGCAATTGGTGCTGTTCGTAACGGTAGTTACGGCAGAACGGTTCCAACGCTTTATGCTCCAACGGTTGGTGCAGACATTCGGATGGAGCGTTTGGAATCCCGTGCCTCACAGTGCATGGAAAATCCTGTGGAATGGGTTATGCAAACCATTACTGGTTTGAACCTAATCTAGTGGGTCACCTTCGGTGTAACAGGGTAGTGATGTTATCCTCCGCTACCTTGTTACACCTTTGGTGTAAGATGTAATTATAAACAACAACAACAACCTTGGAGGTTGAGAAATGAAAAAGCAAATAGCACGGACATTGTTGATGTGGGGGTTGTATGCCCTCACATTGTGGGTTGGTTTCGGCTGGTTCGGTTTACCGACTGGCTTTATGCCAATGTTTATGAACTTCCTTGGAACTTCAGTGTTCCTTGGGTTCGCATTATGGGAAACATTCATCCTGTTTGGATTGAATGACCTTCGCAAGGATGCAAAGTATGCGGAACAGGAAGCGGACCTGCGAGAGTTTTTGTCCCCGTTTTGGACAACAAGTTCAGGTTTGTCATTGCCTACGGATAATGGGTTCCAGTTTGAATTGTTTTGGAACGAGGCGATTAACATGTGGCAAGTGGAACTGTGGGACATGACAGTTGTCCCCGTTGCGGTTTGTGACCGTGAAGTGTTCGTAACTCATAGCGAAGCATTTGACTGGTATCTTGCTACTAGCAAGGTGCTTGACAAGTTCTAGGAGGTGTGCATAAGATATAAACACAACACAACTGGTAAGGATGAATTACCCCTTCGGGGGTAAACACGGATACTTTTCCGTGCTGATGATTCCAGTCCGAGTCTGTACCTTTGGAGGTATGTATGAGTAAGCAAGTGGCAGGGGCATTTATGCCCTGTGGTATAGGGGTTGAGATTGAACCCGTTATGGTCGGTGAATATACCGACATTCAAACTATGGTTGGTGGCGCATTTGATTGTGTTACCACCAAGGTTGGTGGTCATGTCATCGTTGGTTATGTTCACGATGAGGGTTTGCTAATTGGTTTGGAACAAAACTGGTTCGCTAGTGCATTGTTCGGTAAGAACCTTGTTGGTCCTTGCGTAGTTGTTGCTGGCGAATCACCTGATGGTGAGTATGACGGTGAGAATTATGATTTGCCTGAAAGTTTCTTTCAGTTCCTCACAACGAAGTTCACTGAACATGTTGCAGAAACATACAACGAGGCTACGACAGCCACGATTGTGTTGGGGCTTGCAGAGTCGTTCGGTTTGGCAACCAAAGAGGAATTGGAATTGCTTGTAAGCACTATGGCGGAGGAAATTAACACGAACTCCCACAATGGCGTGGCGATGCAAATGTTGACTGACCTCACACACAAGGTGAACGAGAAGTTGGTTGCAATGGCTAGCGAAGCACAAGGTGCTTCTTTGGTTAATGAAATTGAGGATTTCCTAAAGGGAAATTCATAATGTCAGATAACCCAGTAGCAAAGGTGGTTGCCCCTCGGAGAGGGGCGACCACTGGTTCCTTGGTGGCGCAAGGAAAATATAAATGTCCTAGTTGCGATAACACTATTGAAGTGTTCGTTCGCCTTAGTGAACTTCCGTTATGTTGCAATCATGTAACTAGAGTGCAAATGCAGAAAGTGGGTAAGTGATGGGGCTTGTGAAATGCGAGCAAAGTTGCGGTAATCATGCGGTTGTTTATGCTGGTGATAAATCCGCTAATGGTTGGGCAGGATATTTCTGTGTTGACTGTGCAATACTGCTAGGGTTTTCTGTTTGGAATAAATATCCAAATGGGATTAAGAAAAATGGTTTTCTACGAAAGAGGGGTAAGTAATATGTCATGTCCAATTTGTAACGGTCCAATTCCTAATGCGGAATATGAGGGTCAGTATTCGGGTGCGTTATCTCGGAGAGATAACAAAACCGAAATTTGTTCATCGTGTGGTGTTATGGAAGCGGTTGAGGATTATAACCGTAGGTCAACGATTGTTGAACCTCCAACTTATGTGACACCTGAGGGTTGGGTGACTTGGGAATGAAGCGTGAATTTAAGCAACGACAATTTCCTGCAACGGAGTTGTTGCGAATGTTTCGTCCTGAAACCGAGGACACGATTATCGCACAAACATTGGGGATTCATCCCCAAATTGTTCGTAAATGGAAATATAAAAACACACAAATAAACCAATGGTTTGCCGACAAGTATGCGATTCGTTTGGGTTTGCATCCTTCGGCGGTATGGGCTGATTGGTTTGAACTGGAGGCAGAGGAAGTATGAAAGCACATGACCAAATTTTTGATGTTGAAAACAACATGAAAGAAGTTTTCGGAGAGAACCTAGCCCTAGGTTTGTGTGTGAAAATGATTTATGATTTGACCACTGACGAGCAGTGGCAAAACCTAGTAGAGACAACGCTACAAGCACGGAGATTAGCAAATGTGTGATGACCATAATTTGGATGATGTTACACCTATTGGTGTTAACATATCCTCCGATGCCATAAACGGTATGTGGATGGGTGACCGTATCGCATACCTGAAAGGTTATGACTTGACGAACCGTGACGATATTCTGTCGTGGTTGGAGTCTGTCGTAGAGATACATGACCAGTTTGTTTCCGAGTTCATGGGTAGTTCGTTTGACGATTTGCAACCGTTAGAACTGCCCACGAATCCTTTGCAACGCTGGAAAATCATTCGTGACTCTGTGGCAAATGCTGTGAAACAGTTTCATAATGTCACGAGTGTCCTTCAGGTGATTGACAAGTTGGGTGTGGAGTTGAATGATTATATGATTGCTTTCAGCACCAACAAGTTTTACATGTATGTCTCTAGGGAAACTTTCCTAGAGTTTGAGGCAGACATGCTTCAGGAACGCCCAAATTACATGAAAATAGTGCGTAAATACGGGCTAAATCGCAACATGGTGAAAAGTTTCCAACAACTGTACGAACCAATAGTGGTTCGCACATATGGTCGTGGTAATAACATGGGACTAGTTAAAAAAGAGTTCCATGAAATGATTATGGCGGGGACATTACCGAACAAAGAAATCGTTAGAATAATTAACGAGAAATACGGGACCAGTTATGTTCCTGACACAGTTCGCTGGCACAAGCGACAAATGAAAAAGAAGGATGTGTAACTATATGTGTTACTATTTGTCCATGCTAATTATTGGAGGTCATAAATGAGAATAGATAAAGTCAATCAAAAGATTTATATTAGGCAATCATGGTTAGGTGACATGACTATCTGCCCTGAGCGTGCAAGGCTTGGGCAAATTCGTCCTGAGTTTCGTACAGGTTCCGATGCAACAATCATCGGGACCGCTTTGCATGCTGGCATTGAATCCGTTTTGGATGGTCGCTCATCCGAAGTTGCTGACATGTTGGAAGTTGTGAACAACGAATATGAAACGCTGGAACACACCAATTATAAAAAGACCAACATTGACCCAGACAAAATCCCCGCCTATCTGGAATCTATGTCGCTTGCGTTTTATGACGGCATCCTGCCCCATGTGGAGCAAGGTGGCAAAGTAGAACACAAGTTCTCATCCAGTCTCGGTTTCACCATTAACGGCTACGCCGTTTATGTGGAAGGAACAATGGATTATGTTTCACCTAGCGGTGTTATTTGGGACTGGAAAACAGCCAGCCGCCAATACAACATTAAGGAAAAGCAGAAGTCCAACATCCAAGCCAGCGTTTATGCTGACGCTTGTGTTTCGTTGGGGCTATCGCCCAACTATCCTGTTGATTTCCGTTTCGGTGTTATGGTTCGTCAAGAGAAACCTAAATCACAAATCGTTTCCATCGTTCGTACCGAAGCGCATGGACAATGGTTGCGTCAATACATTCGTGGCGCAGTTAACACAGCGATGAACAACGGTTACGAAAACAACTGGATTATGAACGATTCTTCAGCACTATGCTCGGAGTCATGGTGCAGTTACTGGAGCATCTGTAAAGGTGCGTTTGTTCGCAACGCAGATGATTCTTTCCCTGAGCAGTTGGATGTCTGACATGTCCATGCTATGCTCATCCCTAGTTCACGAACGGCACGACTCGGTCACCTCCAGTCAGGTCGTGTCGTTCACTAATGTAATACCAAACAAACAAGCAGGAGGCTTGAAATGAATACCATCAGCAAAGACCAATCCATAATCACACAGGTGGCTGCAAAAATTGCTGCCGACCTGACACCCAAGACAGATGACATTATGCTTAACATCGCTAATTGGGCGATGGCGTTTGATGCCACAACCGATGCCCTGTTGCAAAAGCATGGCATGACCAACGGCGGTATGACCGAACAAGAAGTAGCACAGGCTGTTATTTCAACCTTTGGTGCTACACCAGTAGAAACCCCTGCACCAGCCCCACAGGCTTCCTCAGGAGGCTTTCAGGTCCGTGTCAAGGGTACACAACATGGTCCAATTCCAGCATGGCTACATGCAGAATGTGCCAAGGTTGGCGTAACCGAAGTGTGGGACAACCGTGACGGTTTGCAAGCAAACCCTAAGCGACCTTGGTTCAAGGCAGTCTCAGGCGACAAAGCGTTTTGGGAACCACGAGCAAAGCGTTAAACAAACATGACACCTGCTCCTGATTACACGGAGCGTTGGGCAAAGATTGGACGGGGCGAGAACATCGCCCCGTCCGATTTGTCTATAACGCCAAAGTTTAACTACTTTACGCCACTTGAAAAAGCGGCTGATGATTATGTCCATTGGGCGCAAACACCACACGAACGAGTTTACACAGGTTTCGCAGACATTGATTCCGAGATGCGAGGAATAGCACCAGCCGAATTATGTTTGGTAAACGGCTACTCACATAGCGGTAAAACATTAGCGTTGTTGCAGATACTTGTAGCGAACAAGGACAAGCGTGTTGTGTATTTCTGTCCTGACGAGCCACGAACATTAACGCTGATTAAGTTGGCGTGTGTTGTTCATGGTGTGGATGCGAACATGTTGGAACAACAAATTGCCAACAATGACCGTCAAGCCATAAACCTATTAAAGGACACAGCACGGGAACATTTCCCGAACCTAGCCGTGTTTGACCAAACAGTTTCACTGTTGGACATGGAACGCTCATTAGCGGAAGTGTCCGATGCGATTGGTGACCCACAACTTATCGTTGTGGATTACTTGGAACTGTTGACGGGTGCTGGCGAGGATGTTCCATCCAAAGCCAACGCAATTAAAGCGTTCGGTAAACGCCATAATAAACCGTTACTTGTGTTGCACCAGTCGTCACGCTCATCGGGTGCTGATGGAAAGAAAATGACTATCAGTTCAGGTGCTTATGGTGGTGAACAACAAGCGACACACATTATTGGTGTGCGCCGTAAACGGTTTGAAATTGAAGGTTACATTCGTGACCTGCAAGGCAAACTGGAGCGTTCCGCTAATACCGAAAAGATTATGGAAAAGATTGAATCACTACAGTACGAGTTGCGTATCCACATGGATACCGTCACACTCAACTTGGTGAAGTGCAAGCGTCCTGCTTCGCAGTTGCTTGACGATATGGATTTCACAATTGAATACGGCACAGGTCGTTTGCATCGGCTTGACACAGGTGTGTTACCTTGGAAAGAAACACGACCTAGCGTGGACAATCCACTAGAACAGTTAACACTCGCAGAAACCTTGGAGGACTGGTGATACCTGACTATTTGACGCAGCCATACATAACGCTGTTCCGTGGCAGAGGTGATGTGTACGGTCATAATGAAGGTCGCTGTGTAAAAGAGCAGTTGACAAACGATGTGTTTCAAAAACATTTCTCAGGTGAAGCACCAATCGGTATTTATCCGTTGGTCCCACACTTTGAACAGTTTTATGTTGCA